CAGATATTGACCTTGCGCCAAATGGTACTGGTCGTGTAGTCGTAAAGGGCAATACAAACCAAGGCTCAATTGTTCTTAACTGTGAAAACAACTCTCATGGCATTACAATACAGTCTGCACCGCACAGCGCATCAGCAACCTATACTGTTAAGCTTCCAAATTCTCTTGGTCTTACAAGCGCAAGTGCTTTTGTAACCTCTGATGCTAATGGCGTGGTTGGCTTTGACAACGGCACAACTGAGGAAAGCACGGCGATTACATCATCAAGCAACGCGGCCACAATTAATTTACGTGACGGCAACGTGTTTACGCACACACTGACCGAAAACGTAACTTACACTTACAGCAACCCGGCGGCGTCTGGGCGAGCCAGCGCATTTATTTTAAAGGTGACGCAAGACAGCTCTGCAAGAACAATTACATGGCCTAGCAGCGTTGATTGGGCGGCAGCTACAGCGCCGACGCTTACCACAACGTCGGGCGGCGTTGATGTTTTTGCTTTTATTACAGTGGACGGCGGTACAAATTATTACGGCTTTACCCTCGGTCAGGCGATGGGGTAATAACATGACAGCTTCTAAAATAGTAGCAGCGGCAGCATCTGGTTTAGGTGGTGGTGGAGAAGAGGTAGATAGTGTTTTTGCTGTCCGACATTATCACGGTACTGGCAATTCACATACAATAAATAATGGTATAGATTTAAGCACTGAAGGTGGATTAGTTTGGACTAAAAAAACTACCGCTACTGATAATCATTATTGGTATGATACTGAGAGGGGCGTACAAAATTATATTTCGTCTAATCTAAGTGCTAGTCAATATAGTTCTGGTGCTCAAGGTTTAAATCAGTTTAATAATAACGGGTATAGAATTGGTAATGATGGCTCATTAAATAATAATAATAACCGTTATGCTTCCTACTGTTTTCGGAAGTGCCCAAATTTTTTCGACATCATTACTTACACAGGAAACGGAGCAAATAATAGGGCAATCAACCACCAACTATCCGCAGAACCCGGCATGGTTATCATTAAAAGGTTAAGTGGTGGCACTGAAAACTGGGCCGTTTATCACAGAAGTCAAAATGCTGCTAGTGGTATTTTGTATTTAGATACAAATGTAGGAAATCAAGACACTCCTATTTTTAGTGATCAAGCACCTACTTCAACACAATTTTTTGTTGATGATCACCCAGCATCTAACAATAATGGCGATAATTATGTAGCATATATTTTTGCTACACATGACGGAGGTGGTGGACGTGATGGAACTTTTGGAAGTAGTGGTGACCAACCTATCATAGAATGCGGTGACTATTACGCAGTACCTCACACTCATTCTTATTATGGTAGTGCTGTCCAAGGAAATCCTAGAAAAATCACACTGGGCTGGGAACCTCAATGGATTATGATAAAAGGTACAACATCGGGAGATTGGTACATAGCTGATGAGACTCGTGGTGCTAATATTCCCAACAGTGGTTTAGATACGTTTATGATACGAGCAAACACAAATGAGGCTCAAAATGAAGCGCCTGGAGTAAGTTTTTTAAGTGATGGTTTTTACGTTTGGGATACAAATTTACATCAAAATTATAGGGGATACCTCTATATGGCTGTAAGAAAGGGTCCAATTGATCCTGTATCTGACGTGACTAAAACAGATATTTTTGCTACCGATACATGGGGTGGCGGTGATGGTAAAAATAATCCTGCTTTTTATTCTGGGTTTCCTACAGATTTTGCTTTTATGAAGCCAGTTACCAGTGGCGGTAGTTGGGAAGTTGTTTCAAAAAATACACAATTGAGAAAATCATTTTTAGACCAAAATGCCCAAATGGGTAATTTAAGTAGTGGACGTTTAGATTTTGAGAATGGGTTTTATGATAGCACTGCTTCTCTATCCTCATATAGAGGATGGATGTGGCAAAGATCTCCAAAAATTATGGATTTAACTTCTTGGGTTGGAACAGGTAGTGGTGGTCACGTGGTAAAACATAATTTACAAGTTCCACCAGAAGCAGCGTGGACATTTAACGTTGATAGTGGACCTAGTAAATGGTACTTTTTTGAAACAAGCGATGTTGCAGCCGGAAAATTTAGAGAAGGAAGCTCTGCTAATAACGGAACTTTAAGTGAATATAATCTTGCAAGTGGTCAACGTGTTCAAGCTGTAGATAGTACATCAATTACTTGGGGTAACGCTCAAAGTCCAAATGATTCTGGTGGTAGTCATTATGCAATCCTTTGGGCATCCTACCCTGATATTGTTAAAGTAGGCAAATTTACTTATTCTTATCCTTCATCTGCACAAACTGTTGACTGTGGATTTTCAAATGGCGCACGTATGGTAATTATCAAGAGAATTAACGGTGGTGGTAATTTTGATAGTTGGTTTTGCTGGGATAGTGTAAGAGGGATCACTACGAATGCTGATAATTTTTTAAGGTTTGACACTACAGCCGCACAAACGACAGACGGTAATAATATTGAGCCACATAGTAGTGGGTTCAAAATTCGTAATGGGGGATTAAATTTAGCGGCTGGTACACAATGTTATTTTATAGCTTTTGCTTAATCAAAACTCATTAGAAAGGATCAATCAAATGAGTGAATATCGGGAAAGAAAAACAGGTGAAGTTAAAACACAAGGCGAATGGAGAGCAGTCTTTAAAAATATGTCTCTTCCAAAAGTGTGGAACAGTAATGTCTGTGACGCTATGAACATAGACCCAGTGTTGCCAAGCCCTGAAGCTACAACTAGCGCATATCAAATAAGTGTACGGGATGGCGTTGAGCAAAACGATAACGGTGATTGGGTAGAACGTTTTATAGTAAGAGACATGTTTGCTGACATTGAAGGTGGTAAAACTAAAGCTGAACAAGAAACAGAGTTTCAAGCTTCACTTGATGCAGCTACAGCAGCTAATTATCGTAGTACACGTAACAATTTATTAGCTGATACAGATTGGACGCAAGTAAATGACAGTCCGTTGGCTAACGATGTTAAAACACAGTGGGCGGTTTATAGATCTGAACTCCGCAACATTACGGATTTAGATGAATGGCCTAACTTAGCTGACGAAGATTGGCCTATAGCACCGTAAGGATAGAGCATGGATAAACGTACACGTACACTTTCTCAAGCACACTCTCGCATTGATCAAGTCGAGAAAGATGTTGTTGAAATTAAGACTACTATAACCCTTACAGTAAAAGACTTGCAGCAAAGGATTAAGCGTTTAGAAATGATACTAATCGCAATTACTGGCGCAAGCTTACTGCTTCTTATACGAATGAACTTCTTAGGCTAGGCACATGGACCCGGTAACAATCAGTGGTTGCGTAGCTCTTGCCACTGGCAGTTTTAAGGCCATCAAGGGAGCCGTAAGCGCCGGGAAAGATCTAAGTGATATAGCTGGTCAGTTAAATCAGTGGGGCAAAGCTTGCTCGGATTTCTCTATGCTTCAGCAACGTGAGGAGAACCCTCCCTTTTGGAAAAAAACATTTAAAGGTAGCGATGAGGAAAACGCTATTTTAATATGGAATAATGAGCGTAAATTTAAGGAAATGAGGGAAACGCTCCGTTCGGAAATCAGTTTCGTATACGGACCATCCGCGTGGAAGGAAGTTTTGGCAATCGAGGCGCAGCAACGTAAAAGGCGTAAAGATGAACTGTATAAAAAACAGGAGCAACTAGATGCGATTATTAACTTTGCTATTGGGTTTATTATTTTTATCCTCAGTGGTGGTATCTTGTTCTGCATTTTCTATTTCATCGGCAAATGGCAAGGGCGTTGGTGATCATGTGGGTGCTATTATGGTTACAATTAGTGAGTGGAACTTTTGATCATTACCACGTAGGTAGTTACTCTAGTGAAGAAGCTTGTAAGCAAGGCAAAGCACAAGCAAAGGTGCTAGTCACCAGCCAAAACTCTAAAGTAGTGTGTATTAAAATTGAACGGTGATATTAAAAGAGTGGCGTAATAAATATATTATCTATGATAAAAACGGAAAAGTTGTTATAATTACACGCGATAAAAATGTAGCGGTTAAATACGCAAGGTCTTTGAAATGACTGAATTTGAGAAAGCTGATCTAAACAATAACGGCGTTATAGAAAAAGCTGAGTGGAACAAACTGGCGTTGGAAGATCGCAGATTAGAAATGATTGACCGGGATCTTAAGCGCAATGCGGAGCGTAGGTTTACAGGCGCGGCGCTCTCCGGGATGTTAATATATCCGTTTTTTATATTGTTAGCATCTGTATTAGGCTTTGACCAAGCAGCTAGTTTGATAACAGATGTTGCATCAGTTTATGTCTTGGCGGCGAGTGCAATCGTGGGAAGTTTTATGGGCTTCAACGCCTACAGTGCAAAAGCTGAAAGCAAGAAAGCAAGCATAAAGATGGAGGGAGATTGATGTTTGATTTATTAGGAAAGCTGGTAGATCCAGTTAGCAATATTCTTGATAAAGTTATTGAAGATAAAGATCAGAAAGCAAAGTTAGCCCACGAAATTGCAACGATGGCAGAGAAAAATTCTCAAGCTTTGATGATGCAACAGTTAGAAATTTTAAAAGCTGATGCACAAGGTAACTGGTTTCAAGCTTCTTGGCGTCCACTTATCGGCTGGATTTGTGGTATATCATTAGGAATAAATTACATGGTTGCGCCCATTGCATTAGGTTTTGGTTTTGCAATACCGCAAGCTGATATGTCGGTAATGATGCCGTTGTTACTTGGTATGCTTGGCATTGGTGGTATGCGTTCATTTGACAAGTTACAAAAAACGGACAGCAAAAAATGAAAGTAAATCTTGGATTAGCATTTGCAATGGTTGTGCAGCTGGTTGCATTAGTGTGGTATATTTCCGGGCTTGTGCATGATTTAGAACACTTGCAACAAACTGTGTCGGCGCAAGATGAACTTATCCGTTTGATAGATCAGGACGTAAATGATCTGTGGGCGTTCTGTACATTTACGGAAAATAAATGGGCCGAAGCGTATAGTAGTGACATGGTGTATGAAAGATTGTGTGGAACAAAGGAGTTTGTTGAGCAATGACTTTTAAACTAGGAAAGCGTAGCCTTGAAAGATTAGAAGGTGTAGACGAGCGCATGGTTGCTGTTGTTAAACACGCAATCGGTGCAACTAAAATAGACTTTGGTGTTATTTGTGGGCTACGGACTATAGAAGAACAAAAAGAGTTGGTTGCAAAAGGTGCAAGTCAAACGATGAAATCTAAGCATATTGACGGTATAGCTGTAGATCTTATGGCGTACATTGGTAGCCGGGCAAGTTGGGAACTTAATTTGTATGACGATATAGCTGATGCAATGGCAGAAGGTGCAAGGACTTGTGATGTTCCTATAAGGTGGGGCGCAGCATGGACTGTTTCAAACATAGCGCATTGGGATGGCACGATGGAAGCTGCAATGAATGATTACGTTGATACTCGGCGTGGTCAGGGTCGCAGACCGTTTATTGACGGTCCACATTTTGAACTAATGGTATAGGAGAAAGCAAATGCCACATGGAAAAAAACACGGTCTTTATGAGAATATCAGGTTAAAAAAGGCTAGAATTGCTGCCGGAAGTGGAGAAAAAATGAGAAAGCCCGGCACAGCTGGCGCGCCTACTGCACAAAATTTTAAAGATGCAGCAAAGACTGCAAAGAAACGCAAGAAATCTATGATGTCTTGATATGGCAAGACCACCAGAACGTACCGGGAATAGTGGCAGACGCGCAGCGTTCTTACAACGCATGGGTAAAATGCCGGGTCCAACTAAAAAGAAAGATGGCACTGACACGCCGTTGTTGAAATCATTAAAGGCATGGGGCGCTAGCTCTAAGTCTGAAGCAGTGGCAAAAGGCAAGCGCATATCCATGATGAACAAGAAGAGGAAAGCATAATGCCAGAAAAATTAGAACGAAGTTTAATGGATCGCGCTACGAAGAAAGGTCTTAAAGGTAAGAAGAAAGACGCTTACGTTTATGGCACAATGCAAAAGGTTGGCGGTCCGAAATTAGCAAAGAAAGCAGCGGAGACAGGAAATGTACAAAAAAAAAGGTAAACCTAAAAAGTCAATGATGGACAAGGGTTATGGCAAGTAAGCGCAAACATTTTTTGCCAAACGGCAAAGAGCACAAAGGACCGACACATAAAATGTCGGACGGTACGCTACATACTGGCGCTACGCACACAAAAAACAGTCAGGTTTTGTCTCACAAAAAACCGAAGTCAATGATGGATAAAAAATAAACTACGGTCTTGGCATTGGTTTGACATAATCTTTTGACACAACGTTAGTGCCTTTGCAAAGGATAGCTACGTCTTTGCCATAAGGTTCTAAAATGTTTGACATATAATCTATACTATATGAGCAATCATCAAAGCTGGGAAGCAGTATGCTTGTCTTTACCTCTTCCCCTTGAACAGAGTAAATTATCATCATAAATGTAAAATACGTTTTTATCATTGTGTACACCTCATAGTTTTATTATTGTCAATCAGGGGCAGTTCCTCCGTCTGCCCCACGATTTACTTCCACGGTTCCATTGGTAAAGTTATGTGACGCTTGCGCGTTACCTTATTAATGGTTGTTTTACCAGAACCATTACTACGAACAAACCTTACACCCATCCGATACGCTAACGTGCGTAAGTTAGTAGGGTCGATACCAAGCTGTTTAGCTGCTACGCCTATTGTTTGATTGTTGTATTGCAGTAACAAGCTTTTCATTTCCTTATAGTATTTTTCTTTTAATGCCGGGTACGGCTTTACTTTTGCCAAGGCGCTTTCTGCGCTGGTGGCTGTTGCTGTTGTTGCCATTGGTTTGCCTGTGGTTGTTGTTCTTGTTGTGATTTCGGATTTGGAAACAGTGTTATGCTGCCGATCTTGGGCCATTGTTTTGCATCATCTCCTTGTTTAGCGCTTACAGATAAGCTTACGACAAGCCTATGCTGTAACATAATATCATGTATTTGTTGTATCGCAGCCATAGCTGCCGGATCACCCTTCATTTCTTTGGGTTCGTTTATCCATGCAGATATAGCCATACTAACAGCCTGTCCGTTATTCATAAAGCCTTGTATCTGGCTATTGCTATTTCCTAATTGTGGTTTCATAAGAAAGCCTTTCTTTTGTAAATTTCATTTTGGATTTGTTCATAAATTTTAGGATAATCTAAATTAAGCTTATCTAACTGGTCTGAAAAATAAGTATCCCATTGTTCTAATTCATTTAGATCTGCAATACTTTGCAGTTCACCGATACGTTCATCCGCAAACTGTTGCCAAAAGGCTCGTTCATCTATCGTAACTTCTTTTTGTTGTGCCTGTTCGACTTCATTAATAGAAGCATACTGACCACCATGTAAACCAATACTTGCAAGCGCTCTACCAACAGCGCTTGTCTCGCAGTTTTCTATTGCAGATGTTTTGTTAACGTTAGAGGAGCCGCGTATCTCTTCAGCATATCCAGATCCAATAATCATACCGTCTTTGTTTTTTATTACAGCTTTAGCTATAACGTTGTCACCATTGTATGATATTATGTCAGTTTCTATACCATACTCCATACCAAAAGCTTTTCTAAAAGCTTCTACTCTGGTCGATACCATAGTGTATTTTTTACCGCCACGCTGATCTACACCGTCTGTTTGATTAAGGTTGTTAACCTCTTGCATGGCTTGTTCTAAGTTACTCACTTTGTAACACCTCCTAATTCTTTAGCCTGTTTCAATATTTCCGGGTTCATATCACGCCACACAAAACTATCGGCAAAGTGTGGATCACACAGCTTTAACAGCTGT